ACTTCGGGTACATTGGTTATTAAGACACCAATTACAGTTGGTGCGTACATGACCAAGGTTAAAATTTCTGGTTATAACTACAATAACAAAGAAGATAATATTTTCGATCTGGATTTGGCATTCTATGCATATACGTCAACAGTGCCATTTTATTCGAATATGACCTCTCGTTCTTTTGGTATCACTTTAGATGAAAGTAATGCTACGACTAAAGGTCTAGCTTTAGCTTTAGATAGCAATAATAAGGTGTGCATCTTAATTACCAAAAAAGATGCTTGGTCTTACCCAGCAATTACAGTTGAGTCGGCCACTATTACTCATACAAATCCGCCAGATTACTTTAAAGATGGCTGGACGGCGGCCATTGAAACAGATTTATCAGTTTATAAGTCAGTTACGCCGTTTACAGTGACTTCAATGATGGAAACCACTGCAGGTTCACAAGCCAAAGTGGATGTTCCAATGGCTCAGTTAAGTGATATTGCTGCTGATAATAAACTCACACCAGTTGAGAAAAAACAGGCGAAGTTGGTTTGGGATACACTTTATCAAACTGATGCAAGCTTGCGAGCTGAGGCAGTCACTTATGGTATATCTTCTGCTGCTTATGCCACGGCATTCAGTACTTTAAATACATATTTGGCATCTTTATTCGCAAATATGAATGTAACTAGTACGATTGACCGAAACCAGTTCATTACAAACTTTGCTAACGTTCACAATGCACGACAAGCATTAGTACGTTCAATATCGGAGAAGGCTAAAGAAATAGCTGATACTGCCAAGGATATAGCTTCTACTACAAAAGCGACATTAGAGCGTGATTACATGACGTCTACCAAGACGAATGAAGCAATCGCATCTTCAACAGAAAGAATGTCTGCACTGTATTCTGCAAATGGTCAAAAGATCATGGCATCAGTACTAGAAACATGGCAAAAAGATTGGTTAGTAAAAACTCCAAGTGGAAATAAGCCTGAACTTAGTTTAGTAGCCGATGCAACTTGTCGTGGAGGATATGCATTAAGAATTGGTAATAACGTAGGTAATGATGAAGCCTGGTTAAATTGGTTCACATCTTTGCCTATCGATGACAATAAATATTACCGAGTTAAGTATAGATTCCGCCGTGTAAGTGGTACCGGAGTTGTTTATGTTGGTGCGACCTGTCAAAACGCCAATAAAACAAAATATATTGCTCAAGATAACTCTGAAATCAATGATATCGGTTCAAGTCACTATTTAGTCGCAGGTACCGCACCAGCGTTGGGAACTTGGATAACCGGTACTGCTTATTTTAAGGGGCGATCTGCTGGTGCAAGTGCAGGTGCTGGCACTCTACTAAGCCCTAAAACATTTGCTAATAAAGCTGCTTTCTTTACACCAGTATTCATTGGTAACTATTCCGGTAAAGCTGGTGAAGTGGATCTAGACTTTATAGATATTGAAGATGCTGACAACATTGCTGATTTTGAAAATTTCAAAACCACATATACAACTGATGTGGGAGCATATGCTGGTGCATTACAAACTTTGGTTTCTGTTTACGGCCAAAATGCTATCAAGCTTAAATCACAAGCTGATTTGATCGATGGTGTGAAAGGTAAGTACGTAATGGGAATGGATAATAATGGTGTGTTCTCTGGAATGTCTATGGTCAGCGAGCAAACGAATGGAACTGTGCTCAGCTCAATAGGTTTCCAAGCGGATAGAATTTTCTTCACAACTGGTTCTTCTTCTACTAAATATATGCCGTTCATAATCCAAGACAATCAAGTTTTGATGAACAGTGATGTATTTATTAAGAATTTGACAGCCGCAAACTTTAAGGCCAAGTCTCTTACAGCTGAATTATTCAATGTTGACAAGTTAAGTGCCATAACTGGTGAACTTGGGACTTTAATTACTTATAAAGATCCTAGTCAGCCTCAAAAAGCAAGAATGGTCATTTCAGGGACCGCTTTAAAGTTATATGACGATAACAATATTGAGAGAATTTATATTGGTTTATAAATGGCTACATTCTTATTAAGGGACCTCGGTGGCAACGTGGTCCTTGATCTAACATCTAATCTTAGTATGTATACAGAAACGTTAAGTGTTGTCCTCCCGAAAGGTTCATCTATGGACACAATTGTACGAAAACTAGATACTGCTGAAAATCATCCAAGATGGTGGGCTTATGTAGCTTCTGGTGAAGTGTTATCTGCCAATAGTGCTGTAGTTGAGTCTTATTCAAATGGTATGGGATGTGCCATTTTGACTAAAGCTATGGCTATTGAGGCTAAGCTGGGCGATAAGATACTTAATCAAATGGATGATACTTCATCTTATTTATTAATTTATGATTGTAGAGCTTATTACAATACAGCTTTTCAGCAAACGGTTAGTATTCATATAGGTAAATGCTAATGGCTGAATACATCAAAATTCTCAATGATAATAAAGTGACAATAATTGACGACAGCTATAGAAACTTTCACCTTATAAATAAGTTTGTTAGGGAAGTCGCTTCTTCAGACCCATTACCTCCTGCAGTGCTATCTGTATCTGGTTACGTTAAGTGTCATGTTTTGAATGTTACATCTTTACAAAGACCAATTGTGGTATTTACAGGCGTTTCTGTGATGCAGGTCAGATATGAAGAAACTTCCACAAATAATTGGAAAATAACTGTAATTTTTGACACCTTAGACGACCAAGGAGGATTTAAATATAAGAATACTTTTCCTTTTACAAAAGCAACTTATTATGTATTTGGATTAATTACTTTATTAGAAAGTGGTCATTCGCCAAAATTACTAATTAAGAATGGTAAAGGTGAGATTGTATTTTCTAACTCCCACAATCCTTTAAAAGTAGTTAAAGCAGAAACTTTTTATTTAAAAGGCAGTGCAAATTATTTTAGCTCATGGTTATCAGATATACCTGATTATAATGCTAATAAGACTTATGGCTTGGCTTTAGCTTGTCCAGCTCATTATGAATATTATTGGGGAGCTGGTGGTTTGAGTTCTTATATGCATTCATACTGTACTATAAAGACTAACTCATATAGTGATCCAACTTTCTCAGGTAAGATCCTTCGGGGATATACGATACTAGCTAATGGTATGAATACTTCAGCTAGTCTCTATTCTCCATTTCATAGTCATTTAATAGTTGATATTACTGGCTATTAAAAAGCCCCTTATTAGGGGCTTTCATGTTTAAGCAGGCTGATCATTAACTGGTGGTTCTTCTACAAATGTGTAATTTACTGCTACCGACCCAGTCTCTAAATCCCAGCCTAGATTTAATGTTTTGAAAGCAGGACGGTTGTTAAAACGTTGCGCATTGACGATGTCTTGGGTTTTTTGAGCTAATTCAATATCCAAAGCATTAAATACTTTAACTTCGGCCATGAGCTTTTCCTCTAATTAGATAAGAAATTTGTTCAGATAGAATTGCATGCAGTTAATTAATGGAATCTGTACGGTTCCAATTAACTTTGGAACCCATCTAAAAGTTAAAAATTATTAGTCATCAAAATACTTAATTATTTAGGTATTTTGGCTTAGTTATGTCTTCTCGGTTCTTATCGTTGTTACTCGGTGAAAATGTTAATTCATATGATCAGCAATTCGATACGTCTAATCAGGATGCAACAGCGCAGCTATATGAAACTATGGCTCCGTTTTCACTTGGGACTAACCAAACCAAAGCCAATAAGAAGCGTACTCGAAAAGAAATTCTTACTAAATGGGAGAGAATGTTACGCTTTGCACCTATCGCAGAGGGTATGGGGATTCATGTTTCTGCAGCCTTAGGCGGAGATTCTTATAGCGGCCAACAAGTCTTTATTACGCCCGCAGAACGGTTAAAAAAGGCGAATGGACCAGCAGCTGAAAAACTAAAAAAACAACTAGATGAGCGCCGTGTAAAGATGGAAAAGCTTATCAATAAGTATTTAAGCAAACTTGCCCGAGATGCTATTTCTTTCGGTGATTCCTATGCACGTATTTATGGGAAAAAAGATAAAGGTGTAATTGACCTCGTTTGTAATGAGTATACATATCCGCCATTAATACAGCCTTTCGAACAAGGCAGTAAGACTGTCGCCTTTTTTTGTTTAGATCCTCGCAATTGGCAAAAAACTATTACCAAACTGAATACTATCCAAATGGTACGTTTCAAAATGCCCCGTATGAGCAATATTGCTCAATATGAGCTTGTTGAAACTGGTCTTGTCACGAAAATGTTGGAGGGTGATGATCCAGATGAGCTACCAATCTTACCCGCGCATTTAGGCGGCTCATTTCTTTATGAGATTGAAGATATTTATGATGATGTAATCCTTGCTTTGGCATCTATGAATAGCCAGCAAATCGCAGATACCGTAAATCAGATGTTCTTGACAGTAAATATGTCAGGAATGCCGCCAGCACAACGTCAAGCCTATATCCGTGGTTTAGAAGGTTTGCTTAAAAATCATGAGGCTTATGTCCGTGATGCTTTATCAGGTGGTGAAGCAGTCTGGAATACTGCTTTTCACATGCTTCCGGTATTTGATGAAAAACAAGTTCTAAATCCAGTAGGTGATATCAAGAATCAACGAAGCTCACCTATTAATATTGAACAGTTCATGATTAATGTCCGTTTGCTGATGGGCGGAATTGGTCTAGATCCAAGCATGGTCGGTTGGGCTGATATGTTAACTGGTGGTATTGGAGAAGGTGGAGCATTCCATACCTCTGCACAAATCATGCGTAGGTCACAAGACATTCGAACAGCAGCTTCCGAAGGGATTAATCAAATTCTTCATTTGGATTGGGGGTTTGCTTACAACGAACAATTTGAGCCTGAAGATTACCCTTGGCAAGTTGAATACTATTCAAACCAAACTGCAGCAGCTACAGAAGAAATCAACAATGCTCAATCAAGAATGAATACAACATTACTTAAAACACAAGTAATCGCATCATTGAAAGAATCAAATTTAGATGTAGATATTATGGCGTACATTCTTGAGCGCGATACAGGTATGAAATATGAGGAAGCATTAACATTAGCTGAAAGTATTGCTAAGAGCCGTAAATTTCCAGAGGATGAAGAATAATGGCTTTCTTTGAATACGAAACGCAGAATAAAACTATAAATAACAGTTTTGGAAACGTTTTAAATCCGTTTAAAGA